CTGGGGAACAGGCGCAAAAAAATGAGCATCACCTTACGGTGATGCTCATTTAGCAGGGACTGTCAACTTTCTGTCCTTGACTTTTGAACCAGTTTAAACCTCATGGTTTTAATATATATTAGGAAACTTGTATTTTTATTATTATACAATCTGACAATATTTCAATTGTAACGATAAGAAAACAAATCAATTTATAACACAATTAGATCACTTCAATTACAGAAGTGGTCTCATACATAATATACCTTACTTATCCTTGAAATTACACGTATCAGAGAAGGATTTCTATCATACCTATCTAAGAGTCAAGGACAGTTTCAAAACACTCCCAGAAAACGTTATACTAGTTAAAAAGGTGATAAGATATACTCTAAACTAGGATTTACTACGGAAAATCCATCCAGTGCTGAAGGAATTAAAGCATCTCATGAAAGTCTTAGACTGATGGCAAAGAGCGCACAGGACACATTCAGTGTAGGTATCATTAATACAGGATATCTGGCTAAATGTGTTGAGGACAATAAGTCATATAAGCGTACTGAATTTGCAAATATCGCCGTACGATGGAAGCCAGCGTTTGATGTTGATGCAACTATGCTTTCAGGTATTGGTGATGGCGTATCAAAAATTAATACAGCAATTTCTAACTACTTTGATAAGAGTACGCTTGAGGATCTAACAGGAATCAGGTCTTCCGATGACAGAACTCCAGCCTATTTAAAACCTTTAGACATAGATATAGTTGATGGTGAAGAAGATGAACAGTGATGTATCCAAAGAACTGCTCAGAAAAATAAATAAAAGCTTCACTCTAAGTTATCAGAAGTCTGAGAAGGTAAGAAAACTTTTATTAGCCATCAAAAGCAAAAATTGTGATTACCTCAAGGCAATGGAATATGCAGAAGAAGTTGGAAGAATTCTAACTGAAGCATATATATGAAGAATCTCTCTTCAGATGTTCTTCCTGATGGCAAGATGTACTACGATATTGCGAGTGCAATACTAAATCCTACATTAGAGAATAACTATGGTCTTATATCCTCTTATGTATGTGGTGCAATGGATGTCATGAATGAAAAGGCAGGCATAAATGCCAAGGCAAGAAAACCATCATATAACGTAGATAAGACATTGGGACTCATTAAAAAGGTATCTAGTGCAGAATATTTTGATGATGTGAAGAACTACCTAAATGAGCCTGTCATAACTAATGCATTATCAATCGTAGATGAAGGTGCTAGAGTCAATGCAGATTTGCATTACAACATGAATCATAAACCCATCATTGTAAGAAGAGCGTCCTTTGGATGCTGCAAGTGGTGTAGAGGTCTTGCAGGTGTGTATAATTATGAGGATGTCAAAAATAAAGGAAATGACGTATTCAGGAGGCACGCTAATTGTAGATGTCAAGTTATTTATGACCCAAGGAACGGTGACGGGAAAGTTCAAGATGTCCATTCAAGAGAAATCATCGAATTAAATACACCTTCAAAAGTAAGAGAAGAAAAAGCGCCACTAAGATTACCTGATAGGGCGAAAGATGTAACTAAAATTTATTTAAATCAAGCAACTCCTGGTAAGGGTGTTGTTGAAAATGCCAAGTCGGTTACAATTAAAGGAAGATTATTTTATGTTAATGAAGTAAATAAAATAATACATAAAAACAACGAAGTTGAAGTTGCGGAATGGTTAAAGAAAATATTTGGCGGAGAAGTACTATATCTGCCAGAAATACAAGAAGCTAACGGCGTAAAATGTGCTGATTATTTATGGAATGGAGAATTTTGGGATTTAAAAACTTTGAAAGGGACTGGTATGCATACTTTGTTCCATGCGGTCGAAGAAAAAGAAGCGCAAGCAAATAACTTCATTTTTGATTTAACCAAGACAGGATTAAATGATGCTGAAATCATGGAAAGATTAGATGAAATATACAGAAAACCCAAAACATCATATGTTAATACTATAATTGTTAAACGTATGGATGAACTTGTGATAGTTATAAAAAGAAAATAAAAAAAGAGGCCCCCCCTCTGGTTACAGTGGGGCATGCCTCTTTTCATTTATATTATACACATATTTATAAAACTATTCAACCAATTACTCAATGTGTGATTGTGAAAATGTTGGATTATTTGAAAAATGTCATATTCAACGAAGAAAAATATTTGGGCGCGGTTGAAGATGTAAAGCAAATCCATTTAGATGGAATATTTATATAATCGCGCGAAAACTCACGCGAACGCGTGAAAACGCATGTAATCTAGGAGGTGGTGTCAATTGATTGTGACACCTTTTTAATTACACAAAAGTAGGAGGTTAAAGGCACATGTCTAATAAGATAGGCAGACAGACTCCTACGAATAGTTACATTATCCCCTATAAGAGCACACGAGGGAATGAAGCTATAGAACTATACAACAATATCACACGTAATGCTATGGAATGGCAGGAAATACAGATGATGGACATAATGGCTGTTGATGATGATGGTCAATGGGTCCATATAAAATACGGATATTCAATACCGAGACGTAACGGGAAGTCTGAAATCCTAGTCATGAGAGAATTGTGGGGACTGCTGCATGGGGAAAAGATTCTACATACAGCACACCGTACAACTACATCGCATGCTTCGTGGGAGAAGCTTAAGCAGATGCTTGATGAAAATGATTATACTGAGGTAAAAAGAGCAGATAAGGAAAAAACCTATGAAAAGTCCTATACAGCTACAGCCCAGTTCGGACTGGAGACAATAAGAATCCTTGATGAAGGTGGGGGAAGTGCTTCCTTCAGAACAAGATCATCAAAAGGAGGACTCGGTGAAGGCTTTGACCTTCTCGTTGTGGATGAGGCTCAGGAATACACTGAAGACCAGCAGTCAGCACTTCAGTATGTAGTTACTTCATCAGAGAACCCTCAGACACTTATGTGTGGTACTCCACCAACTGCAGTATCTTCAGGTACTGTATTTGTTAATTTGAGAAAAGAATGTTTATCAGGAGGTTCTGATACAAGTGGGTGGGCTGAATGGTCTGTTGAACATATGTCCGATGTTAAAGACAGGGATATATGGTACGAGACGAACCCATCACTGGGTCAGACACTCAAGGAACGTTCCGTTGCAGCTGAAGATTCAAGTGATGAAATTGACTTCAATATACAGCGATTCTGTCTATGGCTTCAGTATAACCAAAAATCCGCAATATCAGAAAATGAGTGGAACGCTCTGAAAGTAGAGACTATTCCAGAGTTTAAAGGTCCTCTCTTTGTTGGTATTAAGTACGGTCATGATGGCAGTAATGTTTCTATGTCGGTCGCAGTAAAGACAAAAGATGACAATATACTAGTTGATGTCATTGGATGCAGACCTATTAGAAAAGGCAACGGATGGATTATTGACTTTCTTAGAAAGGCTGATATTGCCATGGTTACAGTAGACGGTGCAAACGGTCAGCAGATGCTTATAAATGAGCTTAAAGAGACCGGCATCAAATTAAAGGTGATCATGCCAAAGACTGCAGATATCATTGCTGCAGGTGCTTCATTTGAAAAGGCTCTGTATGCTTCAAAAATATGCCATTTTGGTCAGCCGTCGCTGTCACAGTGCGTATCCAACTGTGAAAAGCGCGCTATTGGAACAAACGGGGGATTCGGATACAAGTCAATCATTGAAGGGGTTGACATTTCTCTTCTTGAATCAGTAGTGCTGGCACACTGGCAGTGCTCTCTCAAGAAGGCAAGAAAGAAGCAGAAAGTACTTATTTAAAAATTACGTAACTATACGGAGAAATAGGAGAATATATATGAGTTTTACACCAATCAACATACAGGAAGAATTTGATGATGCAATCAAAGAAAGACTAGCTAGAGAAAAAAGAATTTAAAGAGAAACGTGAATACTTAGCTGCTAAGCTACTTACTATATTCATGGAGTATCCTATTATTTTCATGGGCTATTCTATTTCAGATTCTAATATTAGGGATATTTTAAGCTCTATAGTAAAATGCATGTCAAATGAACAGGTTAAATTACTGAAAAGAAGATTCATATTTATTGAATATGATGCAGAAATGGAAGGATATGATATTGGTGAATCATCATTTGCATTTGAAGATAATAAAATGATTACAATGACAAAAATAACCCTATCTGACTATTCATTGATTTATAATGCAATCGGCAAAAAGAAAATGAAAATACCCGTTCGTTTGCTACGATTGTTAAAAGATGAATTATATTTGTTCACATTATCAAATGAACCTACTGAAAATATTAAAGTAGCTGCAATTGATGATGATAGAGTTTCAAATGATGAATTAGTAATTTCTATAGGCACAACAGAAACAATTAGCTTAATTGGTTTAAAAGGTATATCTGCAGATCAATGGTATAGAAATATTGTGATGCATGATCTCAGATATAATATCGAAGATTTATTAGATTATGCACCAACACTAGCAAAACAAGTTTCGGGTAAATTACCTATTAATTCTTTATATGAGGATAAATACAAGAAAATAGAAGGGATTGATAAGTTGCTTGTAAATGATTTTGAGGAAATAATATCTAATACAATAAAAAGAGATCGAAGTAAACATCCTCAAATCAATATAGAAAGCATTTTAAAAGAAATAACTGATATAGATAAGCAAATGATAAATATAGCTTACTTAAAAAAAGAGCAAGTAAATCTGATTGATCTAGAAAATTATTTAAAAAGTAAGTTTGAACAGGATAACGATATATTAAAGAATTCTAAACCTTTTACTCGAACAAATTTAAGAAGGCTGATTAGAATTTATGATTATTTAAAAGGAGAAAGCAAAAAAGCCTCTGATTAAAGCACCCTTTCAAAGGACACCATCAGAAGCCTCTTTCTTACTAGAAAACCTTTCAACAAGGCGGCTCTCTAAAAGCTACCCTATCTTCCAGCTCTCTTCATAAGTATTATACATAATTATCATCATATTGCAAGCATATATTAAAAGGAGTCAGATTTTTCTGGCTCCTTTTAATAGCAAAAAAGCCTCTAATTAAAGCTGCCTTTTAAAGGTCACCATTAGAAGCCTCTTTCTTATTAGAAACCCTTTCAACAAGGCCGCTTTTTAAAAGCCACCTTATCTTCCAGCTCTCTTTATAAGTATTATACATGCTTATCGTAAAATTACAAGTAAACTATTCGATTTTTTAGATGTCTAAAGTGAAAAGTTAAATTCCACTTTAGATCTGTCAAAGTTGCGCGGGACTTTGACAGTTGCAGAGCCTCTGATTTTAAAAAACGTTGATTACAACGTTATTTTTTTGTCAAATTTTCTGTTTTGAATAGTTGTATGGTGTTGTATA